GCTCATCGTCCACTCCTGTTGTCGATCCAATCCACCAACACCAAGAACACCGTCGCGGCCAACACGGCCCCGACCAGCAGCGCCCACTCCTCAGCGCCGCGTTGCCCCGCGCTCTCCGCGAGGACCAGCACACCGCCGATCCGAGCCTCCATCATATCCCCACCTTGCTCTGAGCCTGGATACGCCGCACGGCTTGCGTTTCGGCGGCGTTGTAGGCGTCGGCGACCAGATCCCCCAGCGCCTCCCAGCGCAGGCGAGCGTCCATGCACCGCGCTACGACGAGGCGCGCGGCCTGCTTGTCGCCTCGTCGTAGCGCATCAAGCGCATCATCGTAGGGGCGGCGCAGCGAAGGGAAGCGCTGCTGTCCGTGGAGGTAATCGCGCGGGCTATCCGCATCTGATTGGCTATCAAGCCACTCGCTGATGATCTCGTCCATCACTGCACTTGGCCGATCGCAATGCCCTTCGCGTAGGCGGACCAGTCAGCCAAGACATCGCTCGCCCGCGTAATCGCTGCGGCCACTGCGGCTTCCAGGCTGACTTCTCCCACCCCAGGGGGTTTTTCGTTTTTGAAAACTAGGCTCCTAAACTTGACTTCATACCAGCGAAACCAAGAAGGGCTGCCGTGTACTGTGACGTCAAATGATCCAATGCTAACGCTGCAAGTATAATGCGCTTTCATCAACCGCACCCCCCCCATCATCTCGCGCAGCCAGCCAGCCGCACGCTCCAGCGCCGTCTCCTTGGGCTCCAGCGCGACCTGTGCGCACCGCAGCGCCTCCAACACGTCGCGCTGCGCGAAGACCTGCGCGCGGTTGCGCTGCGACTTGGCGACCTGCCGCGCGTCCTGCTCAGGCGCTGGAGCGCGGCAGGCGCGGCAGGCGAGGCCGGGCGGCGTGATGTCGATGATCAGGCCGGGCAGCGCGTGGGCCTTGGCGTGGTGGCTCTCGCGCGCCCACTGGTTCTCGGCGGTCTTAGGCTTGAGCATCGTGCATCTCCTCATCCGCAAAGCGGATCGTGGGTGTAGGTGTGGGGCCGAGCGCGGTGTAGGCCGCGCGGAGCTCTTCGTGGGCGAGCTGCATCTGAGCGAAGGCGAGGCGCTGGGCTTGGTGGCGCGGCGATACTCCGCCGCCGCTCGCTCGGCCAAGGCCATGGCGCTCTGAGCCCGCTGGATACCCATCGGGTCCGAGGTCAAGCAGCCCTCCACGAGAGGGCGCCACGGTAAGAGCCGGAGCGACGCACGAGCCGCAGCTCGCCGCCGTCGAGCTGCACCGTGGACACGTAGAGATCGCCCTGGCGCTGCGAACAGCCCGGGACCAGCTTGACCAGCTCCATCGCCAGGGCGGACACGCCGGTTACGACGGCGCAGCCAGTGGCCTGCGCGTCGAGGATGGCGGCCTCCAGCGCCGCGCTCACCTCCACCGCCTCAGCAGCGGCCTCGCACTCGACCTCAGCGCGCTCGCCATCGCACTCGATGACGCTCATCATCTCCTCGATGATCAGCTCGCGCATGGCGATGAGGGCCTCACGGCGCTTCGAGGGTGTCCAGCAGCGGATCGAGGCGATCTCGCGCTGGTAGGTGGCGATGGCGTCGGCAGCGATGGCTGTGTGGATGATGGCGGTGTTCATGGCGGCTCCTGCTTGACTCTGGCGATTCTGGCAATACAGTTGCCACGCGGCAACTGAGATGGATTATGCCACCATTCTTGCCACTGTCAATGCCTTTTGGCAACATTTTTGCCAAATACCGCCCGGACGTGATAACAAGCCCCTTGGAGAGAGTCATGATGACCGCCGCCCCCGCCCCCGCATTCTCCCGCCGGAGTCCTACCGCCATGTCCACGCCGATCTTTCCGACCTTGGAAGACTTCTATCGCGCTCTCGGAAGCGCGCTGCGCCTTGAGCGCGACCGCCGCGGCCTGTCGCAAGACGAGATGGCCGCGATCAGCGGCGTCGCGCGGCGCACGCTCAGCGATCTGGAGAACGGCGACAGCGACAAGCTCAAGCACTTCTTGCGCTATTCGTGGTCGCTCGGCCTCGACTTCAGCCGCTTGGTCCTGACGGCCGAAGCGCTGGCGTTTGAGGATGAGGACCGCGCTGAGCTCAGCCGGCGCTTTGACGAGCAGGCGCCGACTGACGAAGACAGGGCAGGCTAAGCCAGATGCGCTGCGGGGCGCATCTGTTCTTAACTCTCCCTTTGGCCGCTCCCATACTCCTGAACATCGGTGCGGTATGTCTTCGGCATGCGCGCCCGCTCTTTTTCTTTGCCAATTGCCAAAAATACTGCCATAGTCCGACTTGGCTGCCACCCGGAGAGGATATGGCGGATTTTATCACAGCATGGATGAGCGCGTTTGGCAGCGCCAAGATCAGCAGGCCGCAGCGGCTGCTGCTCAGCGACCTGCTTTTGTGCGCTAGCCGTGATGGAGCCGTCACATGCCGCCTCGGCGCTGGCTCTGAGGCGCTGCTCGACGGGCTCGTCGCCTCGGGCTGGCTCGCCCCGCTGCAGTGGCGCAACGGCTGCCTGCGCACGTCGCTGACCGTGCCCGAGGCGCTGGCTTGACCATCGCGCACACATGGCGTGCGGCGCTGCCAGGGCAGACCTGTCAGGAGTGCCGCAAGGTGTGGCACGAGGCTGAGGCGCTCTGGGTCGTGCGCTACGCCAACGGGCACGAGGAGCTGCTGTGCGGCCCCTGCGCGCCGTGGGTCGCCAAAATGTTCGAGCTGACTTTACCCCCCGCTGAGGCATCGCCCTCGGCACAAACGAGTGAGGCCCCCGCTGCGACTAACAGCGGGGGCCTCGGCACCAACCACAGAGGTAACCTGTGATGAGCAACGAAAGATATAGCGACGGCTGGCCCATCGGTCAAGAATTAGTAGAGCTGACGATCCTTACCTGCGAGGCGGGGCATGCGGCCACCAAGACCTTCACGCCGGAGGGCGTCATCGCGTTCCGCGCGGGCTACCGCTTCCATGTGAGGGGGCGCGCGGCGCTGGGCTTGGTGGGGCTGCACGCCTTGCTCGGCAAGCTGTCTGTCCACGCGCCGAGCTTCGTCATCCGCGGCGTCCCGCGTGAGGGCCTCGATCTTGGGCAGCCCCAGCGGCGGCGCTACCTGGCTGCTGAAGGCGGCGAGGAGCTGATGGGGATCATCCCGGCGGACCAGGCGTGGATCTGCATCGACGTGGACACGCTGGAGGTCGATGGCGCTGACCAGATGACGCCGCGTGAGCGCGCGTTCGAGCTGCTGTGCGCGCTGCCGCGCTGCTTCACGAGCGCTGGGTGCGTGGTGCAGTGGAGCAGCTCGGCGGGGCGGGACGGCTGGAAGAAGATCAAGGCCCATCTCTGGTTCATTCTTGACCGCCCCGCCTACTGCAAGAGCTGGAAGGAGTGGCTGGCGAGCGAGGTCGAGGCGGGGCGCAGCTGCGCCGTCGATGGCGCGCTGTACAACCCAGTCCAGCCCCACTACACCGCCGCGCCGATCTTTGAGGGGGTGGCCGATCCGCTCCTCGGCGAGCGCTTGCTGTTCGTGCCTGGCCCGGTGGTGCGGGTGCCCTCGGCGGTGCTGTCGCTCGCGGCGTGGGAGGAACTGGAGCTCCGGCGCGAGCAGGACCGGCTCACCGCCGCGAGGGCTGAGGCGGCGAGGCTGTCGCTGGTGCCGATGTGGGCCCGCGCTCGCTCGGAGGAGCGCTATGCGCAGGGCGCGCTGCGGGCGGCCTGCGCTGGGGTCATGGGCGAGAGCGAGGGCAACCGGCACGCTCGCCTGCGCGATGAGGCGTGGGCGATGTACCGCTTCGTGGAGTCTGGCGACTTGAGCGCGAGCGCATGGCGCGACGCGCTGCACAGCGCTGGGGTGGCTGCTGTCGGCTCAGGCCGGGAGCAGGAGGTCGTCTCGATCCTTAATGGCTGCGTGGCCCGCCGAGGTGCAGCTTGAAGCCGCCTCGCAAGAGCGCGACCGAGCTCGCCGAGACCAAGGGTCTGCCGCGGTTCTACGTCGGCGACATGGCCGAGGTCGGCGCCAAGCTGCTCGAGATCCTCCAAGGCGGGGGCGAGCCGCTGGCTGGCGACTTCGGGAGCCTGTGGCGCTACGAGCGCCTGCTGAGGACGTGGGCGGAGCTCGAGCCCGAGCTGCTGATCAACACGGTGCGCTCGTTCTCGGGCGCGAAGATATTCAAGGGCGTGACCGAGGAGGGCAAGGAGATCACCTCTACGCTCAAGATCAACGCGGCGGACGCTGCCGTAAAGTTCGCACTGGCAGCGCCCTCCCAGTGGGGGCGCGGACGCGGCTGGTTTGAGGCCGCGCCTCAGGGCGTGGCGTTTGAGGATCGGTTCGTGCGGATCGAGGGCGGCGCGCTGGTGCATGAGCCGCTGGGGCCAGACCACCGCGCGCGCTGGACGCTGCCCTGCGCGTGGAGCGAGCAGCTCGCGGGCAAGATCGAGGGCAGCGCGTGGATGCGCTACCTGGCCGCGACGCTCGGCGAGGGATGCGGCGACAAGGCCCGCACGATCCAGGAGTTCACCGGCGCGTGCTTGCTGGGGCTCGTGCGCCAGCACCAGAAGGCGCTGATGCTGGTGGGCTCTGGCTCCAACGGCAAGAGCGTCTTGATGGAGGTCATCGAGGCGCTGTTCCCCGCGTCGGCGCGCTCGACCATCCCACCCCAAGAACTCGCGAGCGAGTACAACCGCGCCGACCTCGAGGGCAAGGCGATCAACGTGGTGCGCGAGCTGCCCGAGGCCGAGCTGCTCGACACGACCAAGCTGAAGGCGCTCATCACCTGTGAGCCCATGCGCGGCCGCAAGATCTACGGCCACCCCTTCCTGTTCACGCCGCGCTGCGGGCAGCTCTACAGCGCGAACACCCTGCCCACCGTGCGCGACCGCTCACACGGCTTCTGGCGTCGCTGGCTGGTCGTCACGTTTGACCAAGAGTTTGCTGCTGCTGCGGACATCGCCTCGCGTCCGGGCGCTCTGCTCGCCGACGCTGGGCTCGCAGAGCGCATCATCAAGGACGAGATCGGGATCGTCGCGGCGTGGGCGTTGGAGGGCGCCGCGCGGCTGCTGAGGCAGGGCGGATACAGCCGCCTGGATCAGAGCGCCGAGGCGATCCAAGAGTGGCGCGTGGACACCGACCAGCTCGCCGCCTTCTGCGAGGAGCGGCTGCTGCTCGATGAGCTCGACGAGCGAGGCCCGCGCGGCTACCGCTGGTGCACCGTCGAGGAGCTGCACCACGACTACACGCGCTGGTGCAATCCGACCCAGAATGTCCTGCGCGTGAGGGAGCCGCTGACGCAGATGATTTTCGGCCGCCAGCTCAAGGCGCTCGTGCGCTGCGAGAAGCTAAGTTACGGCTCCGTAAAGGGAGTCAAGCGCTACCGCTGCGCCATCACGACGCAGCCCCACTATGAGGTGACGCCATGAGCGGAGGACACTTTGAGCCGATGGAGGACACTCTGGGAAAAAGTGTCCTCCGGGATGGACGGCCCGGGCTGCGGGGGGCGGACACTACGGACACTACGGACACTTTTTGCGACAAGCCCTATACGCGCGCGCCGCGCACACACGCAATAAAATTATGCACACAAGTGTCCGTAGTGTCCGTAGTGTCCTCCAGCGGCCTGGGCTGCGGGTTTGAGCGGAGGACACTTTTAGGTCAAAGTGTCCTCCGCCTCACAAAGTGTCCTCCGCTCGATCTGTGGTCGATGGAGCGACCCTTCCCCGGCGAGGATGCGCAGCGGGTGAGCTGGCACATCGCGTACCTGCTGGCGGGTGAGATGGACGCTGAGGAGGTCGCGGAGCTGGCGCGGCTGCGCAGAGTCCAGCGCTGGCTTTCGGTGGCTCCTGAGCGTCGTGCGGCGCTCAGGGTGGTGGTGGCCGCTGCGGCGGTCACGCGGCTCATAACGGCTATGGGAGGTGGGCGATGAAGGGCGCGATAAAGGCGGCGGGCTACGGGGTGAGGGTATGAGTCACGCGAGAGGTCTTGAGATCCGGCTCGCCGCGCAGTGCGAGCTGCTGGCCAAGCGCGGGCGGGCGCTAGTGGAGCGCAGCCGTCCCGAAGTGCAGATCGTGCGCCCCCTCGCTGGCGGCCGCGTCGAGGGCTTTGCCACCAAGGGCACACGGCTCGACTTTGAGGGCGTGCTCGCCCCGTCTGGCCGCATGGTGGTGCTGGAGGCCAAGACGAGCCACGCGAGCCCGTCGTGGCCGCTCGGCGACGTGCGGGACTCGCAGGTCGTGCGGATGGCCCAGCTCGCGGCGTGCGGCGCGCTGGCGCTGCTCTACGTCCAGCGCCTAGAGGGCGCGCGCGAGCTGGCGAGCTACCTGCTCCCCGTGGACAGCGCGGGCAGGATCGCGGGGCTGGTGACGCACCCCGCGAACGGCATCCTCTCCACCGAGCGCAAGAGCATCCGGTGGGCGGACCTTGAGCCGTGGCGGGTCGGTGCGAGTGAGCTGTGGCTTGATGCGGCCGAGCGGCTGCTGGGAGGTGTGTGATGGCCGAGAGGGCGGTGGTGTTGACGCTGCGCTGCGGGGAGGGCGTGCAGCTGGGCGATGTGCGGCTCTTGATCTGCGCCATGGACGGGAGCGGCATCGAGGTGCAGTGCTTCGGGCCGAACAGCTCAAGCCTGTTTTCGCTGAGCGGCTATGTGCAGCTCGGGGTGAGCGCGGGGCGCGGCGCTCACATCGGCCGGGTGGGTGTGACGATCAAGGAGGTGCGCGGCGGCCGCGCGCGGATCGTCTTCAGCGCGCCCTCGTGGTGCGCGGTGAGCAGGCTAGCGCGGGGTGAACAAGATGGCTGACACTTTCGCGCTGCTCAAAGCGCTCAACCCCCGCCAGCGGCTGTTCGTCCAGGCGTACTGCATCAACGGCTTCAACGCGTTGCGGGCGGCACTCGACGCTGGGTACGCCGAGAGTCACGCCGGGCTGTATGGCCATCAGCTCCTAAAAAACCCTAAAATCCGCCGCGCGATTGACGCTATCTTGAGCGAGACGTTGATGTCGCCGGAGGAGCTCAAGGCGCGCGTCGCGGATGACGCGCTGGCGACGGTCGAGCCGTTTGTTGAGGTCACCGTGCACGGTGGGCTGCAGTTCAACTTTGGCACCAAAGCCGCGCGGGCGTCGCTGCGGTGGATTAAGAAGCTGACGATCACGCCGACCGAGTTGGGGGACAAGATCGCGATCGAACTCGTGGACGCGCAGAAGGCCAAAGATCAGCTGATCCGCGTGTTCGGGCTCAACGATGACAAGTTCGAGGTGACCAGCGATAACCTCGTGGTCCACGCCTACTTCCCCGACAACGGGCGAGGCCGTGGCGATGGGGACGGTTGAGTTCAAGCCACAGCCAGGTCCGCAAGAGGCGTTCCTCGCCTCCTCGGCCGACATCGCCATCTACGGCGGCGCGGCCGGCGGCGGGAAGACGTGGGCGCTGCTGTACAACCAAGCGCGCTACTACGATGATCCGCACCACAAGGGGGTAATCTTCCGGCGCGTGATGCCCAACGTCACCAACCTCGGCGGCCTGCTCGATGAGTCGCGGGCGCTCTACCCACACTTTGGCGCCACGCTGCGCCAAGCCCCCCACTTAGAGTGGCGCTTCCCATCTGGTGCGCGCGTCCAATTCTCGCAGCTCCAGTACGAGGGCACCGTCGAAAATTACAAAGGCGCGCAGTTCTCAGAGCTGGACTTCGACGAGTTGACCGAGTTCACTGAGCGCCAGTTTTTCTACATGCTATCGCGTCTGCGCAGCTCGTCATCTCGCCAGCGCCCCTGCGTTCGCGCCACGACCAACCCCGACGCGGGGAGCTGGGTGCGCAAGCTCATCGACTGGTGGATCGGGGAGGACGGCCAGCCCATTGCCGAGCGCGCTGGCGTCATCCGCTGGATGCGTCGCGAGGGCGACGCGCTGGTCTGGAGCGACACGTCCAGCCCCGGCTTGATGTCGCTGACATTTATTCCGGCACGTCTGGAGGACAACCCCGCGCTGGACCGCGCCGATCCTTCGTATCGCGAGAAGTTGGGGCTGCTCGACGCGGTGGAGCGCGCGAAGCTGCTCGGCGGGAATTGGAACGCGTCACGGAAGGACGGGATGTTCAAGGCCGCCGTCATCGACGCTCGCGGCATCGCGCCTCTGCTCCTGCCCGAGGGCCTCATCTGGAAGCGCTACTGGGACCTCGCCAACACCGAGCCGCACGAAAAGAACCCCGACCCCGACTGGACCGCGTCAGCGCTGGGCGCGCTGCACGTCGACGGCGAGGGCAAGGAGGTCCTCTACCTGCGTGATGTCCGCCGCGCGCGCATCTCGGGTGCGGCCAAGAAGGCCTGGATGCGCGCCACCGCCGAGGCCGACGGCCACGAGATCGAGCAGGTCATCGAGCAGGAGGGCGGCAGTAGCGGCTCCGAGGTCGTCGAGGACTACAAGCTGATCGTGTTCGCCGGCTTCGCGTGCGCGTTCGACCGCCCCACTGGCTCCAAGACGATGCGCGCGTCGCGATGGCTCGCGCTCGCCGAGACAGGTCGCGTCAGGCTCGTGCAGGATGAGCCCGGCCGCGTGACGTGGGCGTCAGCGTTTCTCGCTGAGCTGGCGACCTTCCCACACGCCAAGCGCGACCAGGTGGACGCCGTGAGCGGCCTGTATGCCCGCTGCAAGCAGCCTGGCTTCTATATGGGCTGAGGGGTCGGCTCCCGCGTCGGCTTTAACTCCCGCGTCGGGACCTCGCCGCCATGGTAGCGGTTCTTGACACGCATTAAGCCCTCCTGTGGTGCGGGGTGGTGCGAGATTGCTCGATCTTTTTACGACACGCAATACAAAAGTCTTGACAGCGGATCGCGCACATGTGCCTAATAGGGCCACTGTGACGCCATGCTGGCGCGCGCCTGACCGAGTACCCTGATGGGCCTCATGTCGTCGCTCGCCAACCTATTCAGCCGCACCAAAGCCGCGAGCGCCCCCGCCGCGCTCAGCGAGCCTAGCGCCGCTGTCGCCGTGTCTGCGCGCTATGCGCAGCGCGGGAGCGCGGATCTGCTCAAGCTGTACAAGACCAACGACGAGCTTCGCAAGGTCTGTTGGAAGGTCGCCGACGCGGTCGGGAGCGTGCGCTGGCGCGTGAAGCGAAACGGCAAGGAGCTGCCAGACCACGAGTTCGCCAAGCTGCTTCGCGCGCCGAATTCGGAGATGAGCGGCCCAGCGCATCGCGCGCTGGTGACGCTCTACCTTGATCTCGTCGGCGAGAACTTCGACCTCCTCCTCGCCTCCGAGCGCCGCGGCTACCGCTGGGACATCTGCCCCGTCCCGCCGCCCGATGTGCAGCTCGCCGCCGGCGGAATCACCGTGCGGATCGGCGGCCGTCAGATCGAGGTGCCTCGTGGCCTCTACGTCTGGTCCAAGCACCACGACCCGGTCGATCCTTATGGCCGCGGTATCGGCCCGGCGCTCGCGCTGGCGGATGAGATCCTGACCGCCGAGGCCGCGAGCAAGTGGACCGCCGCGTTCTTCCGCAATGGGGCCCGGCCTGACCTCGTGATGTCGATGCCCGGCGCGTCGCCCGAAGTCGTGCAGGCCGCGCGAGCAGCCTGGAACAACCGCTATCAGGGTGAGCAGCTCGCACACCAGGTCGCGTTTTTGGGCGGCGACTGGAAGGTCCACGAGATGGCGGTCAAGGTCAAAGACCTCGCGCTCCTCGAGGTGCGCGCCCAGGCCGCCGACGCAATCCGCGAGATGTACGGCGTTCCGCCTGAGATCTTCGGGCAGCTCGACAGCTCCAACCGCGCCACGGCCACCACCGCGCGCCAGCTGTTCGCTGAGTTCGTGCTGCTCCCTCGCCTGGAGATGCTCAAGCGCGACTGGGAGGCCAAGCTACTCCCCGCGCTGGGCTACGACAACATTGAGCTCGAGTACGACTCCCCGCTCCCCGATGACGTCGAGGGCCGGCGCCAGCTGATGAGGCTGCACCCCGAAGCGTTCACCCTCAACGAGGTCCGCCGCGAGGCGGGCTTGTCAGCCCGCCAAGGCGCAGATGTGTACCTGCGCCGGCCCGGCTTCTTGGAGGTGAGCGCAGGCCCCATCGAGGACCTGACCGACCAAGCCCGCGCGCTGCCGCCGCCTGTCCCGAAGCGCCGGGTGCTTCGGCTCCTCAAGGGCGCCGACTTGACGCTCGCGCTGGAGCTGGCGCTTGGCCAGCTCGCCAGCGCGACGCCTGCGCAGACAGCGCTCGCGCTCGCTCGCTGGCGCGGCGCAGTAGACGCCGGCGCGAGCCCGCTCACCGCTGCCGAGCAAGAACTCGCTCGTGCCGCTGGCGAGCTCAAAAGCAACGATTACAGCAGCGCGCTCGCCGCGCTCAGGGAGGCAGCATGACCGTGCAGCGCGAGATCAGGGAGCGCGAAGACGTGCTCCTGACCATCAAGGCATCACCGACTAGCAAGGGCACGACGCGCTTCATCGCCAGCTCGGCCAAGCCCGACAGCTACAACGACATCATCGTCCAGAGCGGCTGGAAGCTGGAGCGCTTCAAGAGCAACCCCGTTATCCTGTGGATGCACGACCGTCGCGAGCTGCCTGTGGGCAAGGGCGTGGATGTGCTGATCGCCAATGACTTGCTGGAGATCGAGGTCGAGTGGGCGCCGCTCGAGTTCGCGCAGAGCGTCAAGACGCTCTACGACGGCGAGTTCTTAAACGCGGTCAGCGTCGGCTTCAACCCGCTCAAATACAGCTTCATGAACAATGGCGGCGTGCTCTTTGAGGAGCAAGAGCTCTTGGAGCTGAGCGCGGTGACGATCCCCGCCAACCCAGACGCGATGGCTCTGCGCAGCGCTGATGGCGGAGCGGTCAAGGCGGTTGACGCCTGGGCCGCGAGCTGGCTCAAGGCGCGCGGGCAGGAGGACGGCGGCGAGCTGCTCGCCCTGCTCAAGGATGTCGCGCAAGGGGTGACCAGCCTTAAGGGCTGGACCGCGCGGGTGGAGAAGGAGGCGACCGATGACCTCCTCGGGCAGCTGCCGCACACGCAGCGGCTGCTCGTGGAGAGGCTGCACAAGCAGTACGGCGTGTCCTTGGCCGAGCTGGTCAAGGCCGCGCACGAGGGTGAGGAGACCGCTGGGGGCGCCGTCAAGGCAGCTGGCCCAGTACTCAAGATCAAGACGGCCTAATCGGCCCACATAAAGAGGTGAGAGATGGCTGAGGAGTGGACACAGGACAAGCTGGACGCGCACATCAAAGAGATCGCCGGACAGGCCGTGCGCGATGCGCTGCCTCCGGAGCTGCTCGACCCTGCGGCTTACGCCGCGCAGCTGCGCGAGAGCGCGGTGGGCGAGGACACGATCAAGCAGGTGTCGACGGCGGTCAAGGCGGCGCTGTTTGTGAAGGGCGAGATGGCGCGCGCGCGCCCCACGCAGAAGGCCGCGAGCGTGCAGCGCACGATCATGATGATCGGCTTGGCCGCCAAGGCTGTGGGCTGGCGCGATGGCGAGTCAGCTGCGAAGCACTACGAGGATGGGTGTCGTAAGCGCAAGCATCAGATCGACACTGGCATCGTCAAGGCGCTCCAGGCTTCGAGCTTCAGCGGCGGCGGCGCGCTCATCCCCGAGGAGCTTAGCGCCGAGTTCATCGAGTACTTGCGCCCCGCGACGGTGGTGCGCCGGATGGGTGCGCTGCCCATTGACGTGGCGACAGGTCGCCTGGATATGGGGCGGATGAACGCCGGCGCGATCTCTTACTGGACTGGCGAGGGGCAGGCGATCACGCCGAGCGCCCCGGACTTTGGCCGTTTGGTACTGAACACCAAGAAGCTGACCACGCTCGTCCCGGTCTCCAACGATCTGATCGAGCAGGTCCCGCGTGGAATGGAAAACATCGTCGGCAACGACATGATCGCCTCCCACGCCGTCGCGGAGGACCAGGCTTTTATCCGCGCATTGGGTACTGAGAACAAGCCCAGGGGCCTGCGCTATCTGGTGGACCAGACGAACAACGTGGTCGCGAGCGCCGGGATTACGCTCGATCAGGTGACCACCGATCTGACCAAGGCGCAGTATCGCGTCCTAGACGCGAGCGTGAACGGCAGCGATGCCGGCTGGATGATGCACCCGCGCAGCTTCATGTACCTGATGACATTGCGCAACACGAACGGCTTCTATGTGTTTATGGACATGCTCTCTCGCGGCGAGCTGTACAACGCGCCGGTTGGCTTGACGACCTCGATCCCGCGCAACCTGGGCGGCGGTGGAGACGAGAGCGAGCTGTACTTCGGCTACTTTGACCAGCTGCTGATCGGTGAGACGGGCCCCGTGCGGCTGGAGTCCTCAGACAGCGCTGGCTACGTCCAGTCCTCCACACAGCACAACTCCTTCCAAGAGGATGAGACAGTCTTCCGCCTCATCCACAAGGTGGACAGCAAGCTGCGCCACAACCGCGCATTCGGTGTGATCACCGGCATCACGTGGGGCTCCGGCCTCGACTCCTAATCCTCGCGCGCGGGGCACCAACGCCCCGCGCCCCATCAAGACATATCGAGGAGCATCATGCACCCAAGCTCAAACGACATCGGCGCCTATCTCAAGCAAGAAGTGGGGCTCAAGCCCACCAACAGCGCAGCGAGCGCGACTAACGCCGGCGCGGCCATCGACCGCTTAGGCTACGACTCCGGCGTCTTGCACGCGATGATCGGCGCTGCCGCCGGCGGCCCGAGCGCCCGTGCGGCGACGTGGAAGATCCAGGAGAGCGACACCACGACGGGCGCCGATTTTGTCGATGTCCCCGGCGCTGCGCTCACGACCATGACCGCCGACAACGCCGCTGGCTACATCGACCTGAACTTGTCAGCCCGCAAGCGCTACATCCGCGCGGTCTGCACCGTCGCGCTGACCGGTGGGTCTACGCCGACCCTGCCCGTCGCCGCCACAATCACCCTCGGCGGCGGCGACAGCCTCCCCGCTGCCTGATCCCATAACCGTTATGAGCGGCAGCGCCGCCCCCGGAGAAGTTTATGAAGATCGTGAAGATGACGTTGAGCTACAAGTCGCTCAACGCCGGCGAGACCGCTGGCTTTGACGATTACGAGGCTGATAGCCTCATCGCGCAGGGCGCGGCGACGCTCGTGCGCACCATCGAGGCCGCCGCCAAGCCCGAGCCGCGCGTCCAGGTCCCCGAGGGTGATAAGCCGGCCCCCAAGAAGGGGGCCTGAGTCATGGCACTCGCGGCGTCAGCGCTCACGACGGTGAGCGCGCTTGAGGCAGAGATGGGGATCACTCCCAGCAGCGCAGGCGTCACGCTCGCGCTGCTGGAGCGAGCCATCAACGCCGCGAGCGCGTCCATCGCCGCCGCGCTGAGCCGCGAGCTGCACCATGCGGAGCGCGCCGAGAGGGCGGCGGGCCACGGCACGCCGCTGCTGCTCGCGCGCGTCACGCCCCTGCGCGCCATCGCGCTGGTCGAGTACCTCGCCGACGATAGTGATGAGGCACTCGACGCGGCAGACTACAGGATCGCTGACGCCAGCGCGGGGCTGGTGCAGCGCCTCGGCGCCAGCTGGCGCTGGACCGGGCGCACCACCTCGATCGAGGGCGATCCCCAAGGCGGGTCTGAGCAGGCGCTGTACCGCCTCACCTACACAGCCGGATGGATCACGCCCGCGCAGGAGGCCGGGCCGCTGGTGCGCGATCTGCCCTACGACATCGAGGACGCGTGTCTGCGCTTGGCCACGCTGGTCTACAAGGGGCGTGGCCGTGACGAGAGCGTCAAGAGCCGCAAGCTCATGAGCGCGTCGATCACGTACGGCGCGACGCAGGCCGCGCAGGCCGACATCCTCGCGCCGATCGTCGCCGCTTACAGGAGGCTAGCGCTATGAGTTGGCTCGATGACCTGCTCCCCCATCTCGTCTCGATCCGGCGCGTGAGCGGCCTTGGCAGCTCCGGCGACCGCACCTATGGCTCGCCGACCATCGTCTCCGCGCGCGTGGAGCCAACAAGCACCGTGACGCGCTCAATGGACGGCGAGGAGGTCGTGGTCACTCACAAGATCGCACTGCTCACCCCTATCGCGGTGCACGATCTGATCACGCTCTCTGATGGCAGCGAGCGCCGCGTCCACGCTGTCTCGTCTGCCGAGGAGCTGGACGCGGGCCAGACCTTGCTCGTTGCGGAGGTGTCCTGATGGGCGACGCCGTAGAGGTCAAGGTAGATGACGCAGAGGTGCGCGCGCGGTTCGACGCCTTCTGCGACACGTTCCCCGCGGCGGTTGCGCAAGGGCTGTGGGCGTGGGGCGAGCTCGTACTGACCGAGGCCGTCAAGCGCGCCCCACTCCAGACTGGTCGGCTTCGGCGCAGCGCATTTCAAACGCCGACGCGGCGCCAAGGCTCAAGCTGGGCCATCTACCTAGGCTTTGGAGCTAAGCACGCCGTGGAGGTCCACGAGCGCACCGGCATCCCCCGCGCGGTAGGCGAGGCCAAGTTCTTGGAGCACGCGCTCCAGCAGCTCGCGCCATCGATCCTCGGGACAATTACAGCCGTGGCGGACAAAGCAGCCCGCGCGGGCAAAGGCATGCGCGTCCGTACGGGACGCGGCAAGTTCCCCAACACACCCCCAGCGGAGGGATAGATGCCTGCGCAGGTGGAGATCGACATCGCGGCGCGGCTGGCCGGCGCCAGCTTGGGGCTGGTGCTCGCCGCCAACTTGTTCTACGGCCCCCTGCGCGACGAGGGTGGCGCGCCCGACGCGAGCGCCACGGTGTTGCTCACCGGCTCCTACCCTTACGAGCCGGACCTGGGCGGCAGGGGCGCGCCAGACCTCAGGCCGCTGAGCGTGCAGATCAACCTGCGCAGCGCGGCCAACGATTACGAGGGCGGCTCGACCCTGGCGCAGGCCATCATCGAGGCCGTCCACAAGCAAGAAACGGGAGCGGCCAACATATCTTGGCTGATCCAGTCAGCGCCGACCTATCTTGGGCCGGACACAAAAGGCAGACACAGTTGGTCAATCAACGTATTGGCCACGCGCTATGAGTGAGGTGATCTATGGCTAACGCGGGATATTTGGTTGACATCCACACGTCACCTGACGACGTGACGTATACAGCTGTTGGTGGAGCCAACAGCTGTTCGCAGAACTTGAGCCGCGCCCTGTTGGAGGTCACCGAATACGGCGACACCGCGATGAAGCGCATCGCGGGGCTGTTCGACACGCCTATGACGGTGGCCGGGCACCGACAGTACTCGGACGCCGGTCAGGCCGCCCTGCTGACCGCCTTCTTGGCGGGCACTCCCGTCTGGATGAGGCGTCTGCACAACGGCACCAACGGCTTCAAGGTGCAGTGCTTGGTGGCCTCGTTCAACGAGGGCGGCGGGGTGGGCGAGACGGCGACGTTTGACTGCCAGCTGCAGTCCACGGGCTTGGTGGCGGCGGTCTAAGCGGAGGGCAAGGTCATGGCAACTGCTGGATACAAGGCGCGCGCGCGCATTACGGGTGTGGTCGGAGTGGCCATGACGGATGAGCCGATGAGCGTCGTGGCTGCAAGCAGCGGACTGGTGTTCCGCACCACCGCGGCCACAAAAGATTTCTGGGACCCCCGCGTCGCGGTGGTGGTGGAGGAGGCCAGCGTAGTGGTCCCCAGCGGCTACACCGTCGACTACCTGCTCGGCACCGTGACCTTCGCGGTGGCGCCGGTTGGCGCAGTGACCGTCACCGGATCTTACCTGACCAAGCACTTGATCCCTGCGTGCAAGAGCTACTCGCTCGCGATGAGCGCCAACCTGCTCGACAGCACCGTCTTGGGAGATGCGGCGGTAGCGCGCACGACAGGGCTCAAGGACGTGTCCGGCACGCTAGAGCGGCTGGAGAGCGGGCTTGAGGATTACACCACGGGCCTCTCGCTGTGGGACGTGCTGGCTGACGGTGCACCCGTCGGCTTGGAGTTCCGCACGGATGAGGCCGCGACGCGCTGCACGCGCTGCTACGCGCTCATCAACGCCACCAACCTCGCCGGAGGAGTCGCCGACTTGGCGACCTCCTCCGTCACCTTTAGCGGCACGACGTGGGCCAACAGCGCCGACGCCGTCCAGCATGGAGACCCCGCAGCATGAGCGACACCACACTGTCCCTGTTCGACCGCCTCGCCAAGAAGGGCAAGCGCGAGATCCTCGATCTGGACGGCGACAAGGTTGAGATCGTCGAGATGAGCTTCTCCGAGCGCGAGCAGCTCGGCAAGCTGCACAGCCGCAGACAGGGCGAAGATGAGGACAGCCTGAGCTTAGTCTTCATCCGTATGCTGGTCTACAATTGCTGCTATGTGCCTGGCACCAAGGATCGCGTCTTCGCCAGCGCGGCGCAGGTGGGGGATCTGCCTCAAGATGTGGCTGTGCAGCTCGCCGAGCGTGTGCGCGATCTCAACGGACTCAACGCGAGGCCTGTGCTGGAGCCCGATCCTGACGTGGAGGAGGAGATGATCCACGAGCCGACGGACGCTGAAAAAAACGCCTGACGCGCCTTCGGTGGCCCGCAGCGGTGTACGACCTCGCACACCACTGGGGGATTCTGCCGGAGGCGCTGGCGGCGGCGCCCTGTACCCACGTCGACGACATGCTGGCGTTCGCGGACTACGACGCGTCGCGCCGAGCGCGCTGGAAGAAAGACGCGGAGTGGCGCAGCAAGCGCGACCACGAGCGCGCCGACATGAAGCAAGAAAGCAAAGCTCGCGCAATACTTGGCCCGCGCCATACGGAGTAGTAGACCATGGCCTTTAGCCTCAATCTTGGCGCGCTATCGGTCGCGCTCGGTCTGGACGCCGACAAGTTCACCAAGGGCGTCAAAGAGGCCAAGAGCTCTTGGGGCTCGCTCAGGAGCGACCTGGGCTCGCTGGGCAAGGGCTTGGGCGCTGGCGCCGCGCTCGCGGCGGGCGGGGTGGCGCTGGTCGCCAAGGCCGCGATGGATCTTGAGACAGAGCTGACCAAGGCAGCGGCCGTCTCGCAGGGCGGGATGGCGAACTTCGCCGACTTCAAAAAGGCTGCCCTTGACGCCTCAGCGGGCAGCGCCGCGAGCGCCAAGCAGGCCGGCGAGAGTCTGAAGTTCTTGGCCATGGCGGGCTTCTCCGCCAAGGAGGCCATGGTCGCGTTGCCTGACACGATCCGTCTCGCCAGCGCGGCGAGCGTGGACCTCGGGCGCGCCGCTGACATCGCCTCCGACATCCTCACGGGATTCGGCCTCAAGGCGGCCGATCTCTCGCACGCCAACGACGTGTTGGTGCTGGGCTTCACCCGCACCAACACGTCGTTGGAGCTGCTCGCCGAGTCGATGAAGTACGTCGGCCCGGCGGCGCAAAGCTCCGGGCAATCGATCGAGACGATGACCGCCGCCATCGGCCTGATGGGCAATGTGGGCGTCAAGGGCTCGCAGGCGGGCACCTCGCTGCGTATGGCGCTGCTCAGGATGCAGGACCCACCCAAGAAGGCCAAGGCCGCGCTTAAGGCGCTGGGCATCCAGATCGTCGACAGCGGCGGAAAGATGCGGGATTTCGTCGACATCATCGGCGACATGGAGCGCGCCCAAAGTAAGTTTGGACAGGCAGACTTCACGTCCAAGATCGGGAAGGTCGTGGGCGTGGAGGCGGTCAGCGGCATCCTCGGGATAATCAACCAGGGAGAGGGCGCCCTGCGCTCCCTGCGTGACGAGATGAGCGCGGCCAAGGGGACCACGGCCGCGCTAGAGGCGCAGATGCTTTCGACCTTCGGCGGTCAGATGCAGCTCGCGCAAGGGAACGTCGAGAACATTTTGAGCACGATCGGCGATGGCTTCTTGCCAGTACTCAAGGAGCTGACAAGCTGGATCACGCAGACGGCCGTCGCGCTGCAGAAGGACAAGAGCGCCCAAGCTGAGTGGAGCAAAGGGCTGACCGAGGGGCTCCACGCCGCTGGCGCGCTGGTCGAGATGTTGGGCCTGATGGGCCAGGTCATGGCTTTTGGTCTCGGGGTGGTCGGAGAGTCGGTGCGCGGCTGGCAGCTGTTGGTCGGCATGATCAATATGATGATCGACGCCTCCGCCGCCTTGACCGTCTACATGCTGACGGGCAGCGAGACGCAGCTGGAGGCTGACCGCAAGGTAATCCACGCGCAGGCCGACAAGCTCATCGCGCTTGGCGAGTTCGGGGACTCACTCGCCAAGACAAGCAAGATCGGCGATCAGTTCGCCGACTCGACAGCCAGGGTCGCGCAGATCCTGAACCGCTCCAAAATCGAGCTCGGCACCACCACCACGGCTGTATTGAGTCAAGAGGAAGCGTGGCAGCGCGCGGCCAAGGCGCTGCGCGAGTACGGCGCCGTCGCGCGCTTCCAGGGGGAGGGCTCCAATTTTGTCGAGAGCCCCCGCTTCCAGCTCTTGGGAAACACAACCCCCAAGTTCGCGGGCAAAGACACCAAAGATCCCGATACAGCGGCTGAAAAAAAAGCGGCAGCGACAGCTGCCAAGCGGCGAGCCGAGGAGGTTGCACAGGCCAAGATCCGAGAGCAGATCGCACAAATGGAGCTGGACGCGCTGCGCGAGCGGTACAGGCTCAGGCAGATCGACACGGAGGCGCAGGCCGCCATCGAGGGGCTAAAGCTGCGCCAGCTGGGGATCGTCGAGCGTGAGCTGGCGGTGGCGCAGATCCTCCTCGATGCCGAGACCAAGAAGGCCGCCGAGCTGGAGCGCCAGACCAAAGAGCTCGAAAAGCAAGAGGCCGCGCGCAAGTCCGCGATCAGCGCGCTGGTGTCCGCCGGCGCGACGGGGGGCAAGGCCAGCGGAACGGGCGGCGTAGAGGCCCCCAAGAAGGCCGCAGTCGACGCGCAAGGCGCTGCCGACTTGAGTCGTAAGGATCTTGTGGACAGCCTGCGCGAGCCGCTCCAGCTGATGGACAGCTTCGCGGACATGTTGGGCGACTTCGGTGGCGGCCTCAAGAAAGTTATTGGGATCGGGAGCGCAGTGCTGGATGGCTTTGCTGAGGGCGGCGCAATGGGCGCGCTGTCGGGTGGCCTGATGGCGCTGGCCACGACGATAATGGCCACCATTGGCCAGTCCAAGGCGTTTCAGGATAACTTAACGGTGCTGGGCGGGCTCTTTGATGGCTTTGATGTGAGCAGTCTAGTTGACAGCTTTTTCGAGTCTTTCCAGCCAGCGATCGGCGCGGTAATTAGTGTGTTTGAATCGTTCGGCGGTGCGGGCTTTGAGGCGTTCTTTGAGTCGCTGGGGCGAGGGATATTCAACGCGGTGAAGGGCGTCCTTCAAGCCTTCCTCTTTATTAAAAAGGTGTTTGCTTACGCCGATTTAGCGATCACCACAGTGACCGCTGGCATCGTTGGAATTGTTAACAATTTGGTCAATAAGGTGGCCGATTGGATTGATAGAGTTCCCGGCTTTGACAGGCCAGACACAGGTTGGATTAATCGATATAATAAAAGCATACAAAAGGAAAAGGACGACGCGGTCAAAGCCCTCGCCGCGATCAATACTCAGCAGGACAATTTAGCTGACCTGACATATGAGAGCGCGCAGGCAATTTATAACGAAAGGCTTGAGCGGGATAAGTCGACTGAGAGCCTCGCGGCGCTGAATGATGAGCTCAAGAACGC